CGCCAGGGCTTGTCAGTCCATTCCACTACCATGTCGTCCTCCTTGATCGGCGGCTTGGTTGTCGACTTCAGCCATTCAGCGTACGTCCAACCCATGTCGATGGTGAGGGCCTTCCACATGGCCCAGAAGCTGCCGATGATGCCGCGGCGGAAGCTGTCGTGGATATGCCACAGGTGGCTCTTGTTGCCCGACTCCCAATCGTCCTTGTACTCGTTCCAGCCTTCTACCTGAATGTCGCCGTCCAGCTGGCCGATGGTGTAGGCGTAGACGTCGTCCGGCCGCAGGTCGGTCAGGCTGCGCATGGCGTCGATGCGCCGCTTCATGTATTTGTTGATCTCGGTGTGGTTCCCGGAGTGCGCCCTGGTGAAGGTCCAGTCGTGGGCGGACGCGAAGTCACGCCACCACGGCCCGGCCCGGTCCGGCGCGCGCCGGATGGAGTGGTCCGTCTTGGTGTTCCCCACCCCGTGATCCGGCAGCCGGCTGCCGTAGCTGTGATAGCCCGGCTTGATGGCCAGGATGCCCCCGTCCTTGCTGAGTGGCTCCAACTTCAGACGCATGCAGCGCAGCCACCACAGCGCGTCCGTGATCCGTTGCGGGTTTGGATTCGGGATCGGCAGTACGAAGTCCGGCGGCGCCCCGCGGGGGTGCGTTCTCGGGTCCATGACCATGACGCTCTCCTCAGCTCACCGTTGCCGGTCCGTGATTCAGTATCCGCCACCGCAACGGGTAGGCGTCGGCGAACAGGATGCCACTCCCGGTCGCCTTGACCGCGAAGCACACTGTGACGTTCCCGCCGTCGATGTCGCCGGACACCGCTACGAAATCGAACACCGGGCCATAGGAACGGAACGTCGTGTCGTGATAGAAGGCCGGATCACCTTCTACCGCGGGAGTGCTGGTGCCCGAGGAGCCGAACCGGACCAAGCTGGCCCCTGCCAGCACAGCCAGGTCAACGAACGTGCTGGATGCGCCCTGGTAGAGCGCGCCCATGACCTCGGCGCTGATGTAGTCGCCGACCGAGGCCGGGATTGTCAGCGTCGGGCCGCCGGTCAGCGCGGCCCATGCGCCGGCCGTGTTCTGCGGCGTGATGTTGCCGCTGCCGACGATGGCCCGCTTGACCACCAGCGCGCTGCCTCCGCCGCCGCCCACCGCGGTCGTGACGAAGGCCGTGGTGGCAAGCCTCGTGCTGTTGTTGCCGGCCGTCTGCGTCGGCGCCGTGGGGTTGCCGGTCAGCCCCGGGGAAGCGAGGTCCGCCTTGAGCGCCAGAGACGCCGTTACGTCGGTCTCCAGCGCATAGCCGGTGTGCGGGTCCGCGGCGCCCGCGTGCGCGGTCACCGCGCCAGCCGCCTCGTAGACCACAGGCGCCGCCCAGGACAGCCCCGTAGCCTGTGCGGCGGCGGCCGTCAGTACCTGCCCGTCTGTGCCGACCCCGAGGCGCGCCACCGTGTTGTCCGCCGTGGCGGCGATCAGGTCGCCCTTGGCATTGACGATGGTCGCGGGAATCCCGCTGGCCCCACCCCCCGTGATCTTGTTGCCTGCCGCGTCGTTGACGTCGCCGTCGACATCCAGCGCGGCCACACCGCCCGCCGCCCCGCGTGAGGACAGCGCGATGTACGTCGTCCCCGTGACCGCTGCGCCGTCGACCTGGAGCAGGTCGGCCAGCTCCACCGCGGTCGTCAGGTAGTCGAGCTGCAGCGTCCCCCGGGTCACCCCGCCGCCGGTGGTGATCTCCACCGAATACGCCCAGTTGACCGGCGTCCAGTCCGGATCGTTGGTGGCCGGCAGCGAGATGGTGAACTCACCAGACGCGTTCAGCGTGGCGTACTCCGGCCGCGTCGGCACGATGCTGTTGTCCACACCGCCCACCAGCGTCACCGGGCGGTCGAACCGTGCCTGGCCGCTGGCGCCGCCGGAGGGCAGGAAGTCGGCCCGGCCGTGCACGCTCACCAGCGTGAGCCCCGCGGGGAAGGTCATCGCACCACTCCGGTCGTCATGCGCACACCTTCGAGGCACGCGCTGCGTAATAAGCGGCCTGCGACATCCTGCCGATGTTCGTCAGATTGGCGGTGACGTAGGCGTCGGACTCGTCCCGCCACTGGTCCCCGAGCACGCACCAGATGGTCGTGCTTCCAGACATCGCAGCGGGCGCCGGCGGTAGACCGGTCAGCCGCATGTAGACGATCGGCGCCTGCGCCGTACCGTCCGGCGCCGCGAACATAGCCACGTAGGCCGCTGAGTACGCCGCCGGGAACGCCAGCTCGTACATGCCCTCGATCGTGTAGGAATTGTGATCGGAGTCCTGCGGCGCCGGTGCGGTCGAGTCCTTGTACGGCCAGAAGCGCGTGGTCCGGTTCAGTGCGGACAGCTCGCGCGCGGCGATGCCCATCACGATCCACCACGGCACCGCGAAGCCGTACCTGCCCGCCTCCAGCAGGAAGCCGGCGGCGCCCGCGCTCACGTTGTGGACGCAGAAGCCCGGTTGCGCGTCGTTGGCATGCCGGCTGTAGGAGATGCAGCGACCCGCCGACGTGTCGATGCGCGGCATGGTGGCGATCAGGTCGAACTGCTGCTGGACCAGAGCGCGCGGCACGGCGGCGGGATTGTGCCGGTAGGCGTCCAGCAGCACGGGGGCGACGTACCCGGCCGAAGTGACCGTGTATGACGTATTCGCGGGATTGACGGTGCCGTCCTGATGTGCGTCCCAGGCGTAGTTGAGCCCGTACCCGCCGTCCGGGTTCTGCAGCGCGTACATCCTGGTCAGGAAGGCCAGCGCCGCGGGGTCCTCCCAGCCGCTCGAAGACAGCCAAGCTGTGGCCTGAGCGGCGTACGCCAGCACGGTGACCGGCTGCGTCCCGCCCGTGTCCAGTACGTTCAGCTGGTCCAGCGCGCGCTGGGAGACCGCGCGCCAGTCGTCCGCGCGGTCCGCCCGCGCGGGAGGCGGCCCGAGCCCGACCGCGAGCAGGACGATTGTGAGCAGTGCGAGTGCGCGCCTCATAGCGGAAGCATGAGCAGCTCGCGCTCGTCGAAGGACGCCGTGCCGGACGCGACCACCGAATACATGGCCTTGAACGTGTTGTTGCCGGCGACGAGTGCCGTCCCGGCGATGCTGGAGAACATGCCGATGTAGGACTGCTTGCTCAGCTCCGACGCCGCACCCGACATGATCCGCAATGCCCGCGTGACGTCGGCGGCCAGCGTGGTCGCGCCCGACACGGCTACCCCCATGTAACCGCCCTGCCCGGCGGTCGTGTTCAGGATGAACGCGCTGACGGCGAAGATCGCGTTCGTGCCGGTGGCCAGCGTGGGCACCGACGGGCCGACCGTCACCAGGTCGGTGAAGCTGGCGGACGCCGTGGTCTGCGCGCCGCCGGTCACCCGGACGACGGTCGGCACCCGCTGCGCCACAGCGTTCGCGCCGGTGCTGACGAAGATCCGGCCGGTCGCGGTAGCGAAGGCCGGTGAGGTGGCGTTGATGTTGGCGGCGATGGCGTTGAGCTGCGCCGCCGTCAGGATGTTGCCGTCCGCGTAGGTCGGCAGCGTCGTCCAGGCCACGTCACCCTCCGATCGCGTGCAGGGTCCGCCCGGCGAGTGCCGTGCGGTCAGAGAAGCGGTCGCCGGCCAATTGGACGCCGGCCGTGGCCAGCTCCTTCACGCCGATGCCGTGCATGGCGTTCTCGATGATCAGGTCCTTCACTTCCTCGCCCGGCCGCCAGTTGCGCGTCTCCGGCATCGGCCGCTGCATCAGCACGTGCATGATGTCGTCCACGTTCGGCGGCCACACCGCCCCGACCGTGTTACCGCACCGCGGGCAGGTGAAGCGCTCCTCGCCAAGACCGCCGATGCGGCCGGTGTGCGGCCCGGGTCCGTAGTGGTCGGCGCCGACGCACCACTCCTGCGGGCACTGAGCGATCCACAGGCCACCCTCGCAGTACGGGCGTACCGGCTCGTCAGTGACGGTGAGATTCATCGGGGCCCCTCGCTCAGGCTGCCAGGACATCGGTACCGAGCTGGCCGTTCGTGGCCGAGCCCAGGGTAAATATACGGTCTGGATCACTGAATCCGCGTCTGCCGAGCACGCCTGTCCCCAGTAGGGACGTGCCGATCACGAACGCTCCGGCCACCTGCTCGGCCGCCTTCTCCAGTCCGAACAGAGTGCGATGATCGGCGCCGCCCTGGCTGACCGTGTGCGTGATCTGCTCCACGAAGCAGTCGGCGTCCAGCCCTAGCGTGTACGCGGTGAGGTGCACCCGGTCGGACAGGTCGCGGGCGAGCTGCTGCGTCTGCCGGATGTCGTTGGCCGCCACCATCGTCACCTTGATGGTCGCCAATCGCTCGGCCCGCTGCGCGAGGATCAGCTGGACGATGGCCTGCGCGTCGTAGAGACCTGCCCACTTCGGCGGCTTCAGGTTGGCAGAAGAGCGCCGGCCGTAGTTGCGCGGCGGGCCCACCGAGGCGTCCTCGCCGGAGACGACCATGGAGCCGGCGTCCTGGAGCAGGTAGCCGCGCACCCGTAGGTCGTCCACGTATGCCACTCCGGACGGCGCCATCAGCGTGACCGTGGTCGACTCGCCGGATGTGCGCGGCATGGTCACGGTCACCGTGCCGGTCGCGGTGTAGTCGGTGCCGGACACCGGCTCGATGGCGTCGATGAACGGTGACGCGCCCTTGACGGTCACATCCAGCGTCTCGCCGCTGGCGATGGTGATCCTGCTCGGCGCCGACCACACCACCTCCAGCTCCGGCGTCAGCTGCCGCATCGGCACGTCGAAGCTGACGACGTTGACGATCTCCCGCCAGCCGTGGTCGTACTCGGCCGGCTCGGAGAACATCGGCTCCATGGTGCGGCTGTACCAGGTGGCCTGCGAGGCGACCGACCGCGCGCGCACGGAGCGGTGATGGCGGTCGCGGTAGACGATCTGGCCGGACGAATTACAGGTGATCATCGCCGTGGGGCCCTCGGAGTCGAGCAGCTCCATGGCCGCCTCGTACGCGTCCACGCCGTCCAGCCACCAGTGCGGCATCACTGTGGCGCCGACGTCGATATCCCGGTCCGCGACCGGCCAGCCTACGGCGTCCAGGATGACGTGCAGCGCCTGTCCGGTGCGCAGCCCCTGGTAGATCGAGGTGGTGACCTTGACGCCCTGCAGCATGGACAGGCCGTCCACGCAGGTGACGTCCACCGACAGCTGGCCGGCGCCCAGCTTGACCTTGAAGTCGTCGGTTCGCCCCCGGAACGGCGTATAGGTGGTCGCGCCGAGCACAGCCTCGATCTTCACCGGTCGCGCCGGGAGCACCTCGGCGTGCAGCTCGGGTGAGTAGTCGCCGCTTTCATTACTCAGCTCGAAGGCGGCATCACCTATCCGCGTCGGCGACAGGCTGCGGCTCTGGTCCTTGCCGTAGGTGATGCTGAGCTGCGTGCGGCCGTCCAGGATGCGGCCGGTGATGTTGTCGCCCCAGGTCGCGAAGTCGCCGTCACCGTCCCAGTCCGCGTAGACGTCCCACTCGGCGGCCATCAGACGCGCCCCCGTCCGCGTACGCGGTCGATCGTGGCAACGATCTTGTTCTCCAGGTCACGCTCGCTGACGATGTATCCGGCCTGCACGGTGATGTAGGTGTTGCCGCTACCGCCGCCGCCCATCGGCGTGACGCGCTCATGCCTGCCACCCTCGCCGAAGCTGTAGCTGGCGCCGCTGGCACCGACTCCGAAGATCGGCTCCTTGATGTCGCCGCCGTTCGCCATGGCGATGTGGTTGTGCGCGTTGCCACCCGCGAAGTTGTGCTGGTTCCACACAGCGCCGGTCCAGTGCCTCCGCTTGCCGTTGTGCCTGTTGTACTGCTGATACGGGCTGATGAACTCCTTCGTCCGGGGCCCGTAGTTGGCATCCCACCAGGCGGCCATCGCCTCGCTCGGCGGGAAGTCGCCAGCACGGTTGGAAGCGTGGTAGGAGACGTTGCCGGACAGCGTCCGAGAGCCCGGCCGGAAGCCGGAGATCAACGGCATGCCCGGGAACTGGCTGCGCACGGCGTTCAGGATGAACGGCAGCGTGCCGCCCTTGCCGACGTTGACGCCGGTGAAGGCGGGCGTCACCACGGCGATCGCCTGCGCGAGAGTCATGATCTTCGTGTTGCTGGCGTCCACCGGGAACGGCGCGTCGATGACCCTGCCGCCGGCGGCATAGCCGGGCAGCCGGCCGGTGCTGTTCATCGCGTCCAGTGCGCCCGGTGCCTGCCGCTCGATCTTCCGCCGCGACTCCTTCTTGACCACGAACTCATCGGCGTGCACGACGCCGGCCTCATCGTATTTGCCACCTGGGCCGGTCCAGCCGCCGGAGGCGTAGGCGCGCATCTTATTGCGCTCCATGTCCTTGGCGATCGCCTGCTTGGCCGCGCCCGGCGTCAGTCCGGACTGCAGCGCGCGCTGCTTGATCAGGAGGTCCTGTAGCTTCTTGTTGGCGGGGCCGTCGCCGTGCACCTTGATCTCGGTGTTGATCTTCCGCGCCAGGTCGTCAAGCTTCTTGTCGTACTCCGCCACGCGCTTCTGCGTAGCGATCATGCCCGGCGTCTCGATGGTGGTGCCCACGCGCTTCGGGACGTCGCGGTACTTGTCGATCAGTTCGGCGACCTTGGTCTTGTTGAAGCCCAGGTTGATCGCGTTCTTTTTCAGCGTCTCGATCTGCGTGCGGTACGTCCTGTCCGCATCAGCCACCGACATGCCGTTAGCGATGTTGGCGTCTCGCTGCTCCTTGATGCTCTTGATGAGGTCCAGCACGGCCGAACGGTTCTTCTGTCCAGCCTCGGAGACGGAATCCAGCGCCTTCTTGCCGTCCTTCAGCTCCTTGTTGGTGGAGACCAGGGTCTTCTCGTACTCCATGGCCGCCTCATCGGCGGACAGGTAATTGCCGAACAGGGTGTCGAACGCCTTCTGGAGGTCCTCGGCGGCCTTGACCTGCTTCTCCAGCTCCTCCTTGCTCTTGGCCGTCTCGATCGCCAGCGCCTCCTGCGCGCCCGCTCCAGAGTGTGCCGACTTCTGCAGCTCGCCGAGCCCGGCCCAGGCGGACGGGAGCAACGCGGCCAGCTCCTCGGTCTCCAGCCCGGACTTCAGCAGCATCTGGTTCCACAGGTCGCCGGCCACCTTGGCGTCCTTCTGCGTACCGATGAAGGCGGCGAACGACTGGTCCAGCGCCTTCATGCGGTCGATGGCGTCATTGAAGGACGTGCCGGTCAGCGATTCATTCATGCTGTCGACCACGGAGCCGACCCCGGGGACTGTGCTGATCAGGTCGTTCAGGCCGCCCCAGAAGCCGCGCGAGGCAGCCTCGGCGGACTGGGCGATGAGGTTGAAGTCCTCCAGCTTCTCACCGAACCCGCTGGTCAGCTCGCCGGACATCTTCCCCGTGTCGGCGTACTTCTGGATCGAGGCGGTCAGCGCATCAACCTTGATCGCGCTGTTGCCCATCTTGTCGAAGATCGCTCCGGCGATCTCCAGCCCGACGAAGGCGACACCTGCGATGCCAGCCGCCCGAGAGACCATGGAGAGCCCCGCCGCCGCCTTGGCGCCCGCAGGACCCATGGCCACCAGCTCGGCGTTGACCAGCGCCATCTGCGTGCGCGCCTTGACCAGCCCGACCGCGGTCAGCACCAGCACGCCGCCGAGCGCGGTGAGCACGGTCATCGTGGCGGTCACGCCGGGCGGCAGCCCGGAGATGGCCGTGACCAGTTCGTCCGCGCCCTTGGTGAGCACGCGCAGTCCCTGGTTCAGACCAGAGCCGCTCTCGATGGCCGCGGTCTCCAGCGCGCCCTTCAGGCGCTCGATATCGCCGGCCAGGTTGTCCGTCTTGATGGCCGCCGTCTCGGCCGCGTACCCGGCGTCGTTGGTCTTACTGATCCACTCGGTGATGCCCTTGCTGCCCTGCTCGTACAGGATGTTCGCCGCCCGGGTGGCGTCGCTGCCGAAGATCTGGGCCATCGCGTTCGCGCGCAGCTCCGGAGTCAGCTTGCCCAGCTTGTCCTTAAGCACCTGCGCGAAGTTGGCAATGCCGATGAAGTTGCCAGCCGTGTCATAGGCGGACACGCCCAGGTCATCCATCAGCTCCTTGGTTTTCCCGGACGGTGCCTGAATGGCCTGGAGCATCGTCTTGAAGGAGGTGCCCGCGTCGGAGCCGATCAGGCCGGCACTGGCGAAGGACGCGAGCGTGCCAGTGGTCTCCTCGATGGATAGCCCGGTGCCGGCGGCGATCAGGCCCACCTGATTCAGTGCCTGGCCCATGTCGGCCACGCTGCCCTGCGCCTTGCCCGCGGCAGCCGAGAGCAGGTCCGCGACGTGCGGTACGTCCTTGCCCTTCAGCTTGAACTGCGTCAGCGCGCTGGCAGCCGTCTCCGCGGCCTCGCCCACACCCAGCTCGCCGGCGGCTGCCAGGTCCAGCGCGCCCTTGAGGCCGCCGCCGAGAATGTCTGCCGTACTGACGCCGGCCTTGGCCAGCTCCTCGACGCCCTTGGCGGCCTCGGTCGCGCTGAAGGAAGTAGCCTTGCCGGCGGCGAGGCTCGCCGCCTTCAGCTTGTCGATCTCGGAGGAACTGGCGTGCGTGGCCGCCTTGACCGCGCTCATCTGCTTCTCGAACGCCATGCTGAACTTCACGGCGACCGCCGCGGCTCCCACCAGCCCGAGCCCGAGCCCGGCCGCCATGTTGGTGACCTCGTCAAGCTTGCCGCCCTGCGCGGCCTTGTCGATCTGCGTACTCAGGGCCTTGGTCTCGGCCGTGGCCTTGCGCATGTTGGTGGTGTAACCGTTGATGTCGGCCAGCAGGCGAACGGAGACGGTGCGCACAGACTCACCTGCTCTTCGGGGAGATCATGGACGTCGTCCAGATGCGCGCCCGGGCGCTGACCGGCGCCGGCTTCTTCGGGTCGTCCACCGCGGCCTCAGCCTCCAGCCGCGCCAGCCGAGCGCGGCAGACGACCCGCGTGGCATCGAACGACGGCCCGACACCCTCCATGGACAGCGTGTCGGCCGCCTTGAAGCCGCAGCCGCACGGGCAGAGGATCGATGAGCGGAACTCCTCCAGCGCGAACATCTCCGCACGATCCACCTCCGTCCATCTGCTCTCCCGGGTGGTGACCGTTCGCACCACCTTGCCGTCCTCGTACTCGTACTCCGTGGTCTCGACCTGTTCCCGGCCGTCGAACTCTGACGGCGGGATGCCGAGCGAGGCGGCCGTCTCTATTCGCTGTCGGTATCCCGCTTCAGCAGCGATGCGGCGCGCGAGAAAGGGACGCTGACCTCACCCCGGTTGAGGAACCATGCCTCGTCGCACAGGTCGGAGTACTGCCGATCGGTGAGCGCGCCCTCCTCGATCTCCTCTTCCTTGCCTTCGGCCTTCAGCTGGCGCTTCTCGTCGTCGCTGTCCCCGATCAGCTTGCGCCACTGCTCCTCCGTTATCTCCGGATCGACGACAGACACCTTGATCAACGCGTCCAGGAAGGCTTCCTTGTGAATGCCGATCTGGGCATCCTCCGGCAGCGGCTCGCCCTTCTCGTCCTTCCGTGGCGGGTACGCCGCCACCAGCGCGCGCCACTTGCTCTTCGGCAGGGCTCGCAGGCGGAAGACGTAGGTGGCCGCCGTCATGTCCTGCTGGATCTCCTCGATCCGCCGCACGAGGACGCGAGTCGGCGAGCCGGCTAGCGAGTCAGCCTGCGGAGCCTCCTTTCGTAGGCGCTCCAACTCGCGCTCGGCCGCTTCAAACTCAGCCGTCAGGTCGGCGCGCAGGCAGACCGGGTGCGACGCCTCGGGGAGCTTGGCGCCCTTGAGAAGATCCGTGAAGCTGGGAATGGTTGTCATGTTCTTCGTGCTCCTCCGCCCGGACAGCCCGGATGAGTGCGCGGCCAGGCCATCCGGGCGAACTCCCGGCCGCGCACGATCAATCAGGCGACAACGGCGCGCAGGTTCGGCGTCAGGTACGGCTTGAGTGGAACCTCGAAGCGCTCCAGCGTGTTCGGCTCGGGGTCCACCCAGGCAGTCTCACCACACTCGACCGGGTGTACGGCAACCTTGTCCGCGATGGTCCACGCTGTGCCCTCATCCACCGACCGACGAATGACCGTGTAGAAGCGGTACCGACGCACCAACGTGTTATAGATCGTGTCGGTGCCGTCCTGCTTCTTGATCCGCAGCATCATGCCGGAGAAGGACGCACGGCCGCCGAGCACCGTGTCGAAGTCGCTGTCCAGCGCGGTCGTGTCCACGTCGGCGGTCTCCGGCCGGAAGCCGATGAGCCCGTCCTTGGTGATCTTGTCCTGGAGCTTCAGGCCGGCGTTCAGCTCGGCCACCGTGGGCGCCGCGATGTTGGCGATCGTGAGCACTGCGTAGACCTTGATAAATCCATCGCCGACGATGTCAGCCATGATCAAACTCCCTTACTCTGGCCGCTCGGCGACGGCTTGGCCTTCAGGACGGCGGGCGCCGCGTGGGGGTGATCCAGCGTGCACTCGGGGTGCGTCTACCTCGACGTCATCGGTCGGCTCGTCGCACTCGACCCAGCCGCGCGCCTCGAAGGCCGGCAGGACGCCCGCGGGAATGCGCCCGGGGATGTCGTTGACGGCCTCGTTCTTGACCCAGATCCATTCGCTCACGGTGCGCCTCCTCAGACCCGATACAGCTCGTAGGTGACGCCGGTCAACGCACCGGAGAAGTTCACTGTGGCGAGGCCGGTGGCGGGGTTGATGGCCGCCCGCGGGATGGGCACCATGCGTGAGCCGGTCGCCGGACAGGTGCACCCGGCCGGCGTGCCGGTGTAGCCGAGCGGCGAGGTGCCCGGGTCCGTCACGGTGAAGGTGGTCGCCGTGCCGGTGGTGATCAGCCGGGCGATCAGTCCGCCCGGGCCGAAACTGGCCTCGGCGATCGTGTCGGACGCGGCCGGCGTCAGCGCCGCGGGCGTCGTGCCCGCCTGCGCCGCCTGCTGTGAGACTTGAAGCGTCATCTTTCCTCCTAGGCCGGGACCGAGCGCAGGCGGTAGACGTCCGCGAGATCCATGATCAACGTACCGGTGCTCTCGTCCTTGACCGGCGGGACGTCATCCCAGTGTCGGATCGGCGCGCAGACCCGACCGGCGATCACTGGTTTGACGTTCAGCAGCGCGCCCCGCACCTTCCAGCCGACCGCGCGAGCCGCCTGCGCGTTGCCGCCCACGTTGTGGGTGTAAATTCTCAGGTCCATGACGTCGGAGTTGCCGATCAGGTTGACCGCGTCCGGCGCTTGTTCGCCGTCCGGCGTCATGATCGTAAAATAGACGACCGTGTACGGCGGCGGCGTGGACGGCGGCACCACACCGTCATAGGTCGTGTGGTTGGTGATGGCGTTCAGCATCGCCAGCACCTCTTCCACGCCCGCACTCATTGCGGCATCCCTTTCACGCCGAGATCCTCCAGCGCCTTGCCGAAACGCGGGTCTTCCTCGGCCAGCGAAGGCGCGAGCCCTGGGCGCGGCGGGTTATTGACCGAGCCGTATTCGATCAGGTTGCCCAGGTCGCCCTGGCGCTTCGCCTTGTCCGGGCCCACCTCGCCCCACGCGCCGGTCGGCGTCAGGTGCGTGTCGTACGTGACCGCGCGAGCGAGGGCGGGAGCGTTGCTCAGCCCGGTCCATCGCCGCTGCGTAGCCGTCTTGATGTTCAAGCAGCCCTTGGC